CCTTCGAGTTTTTTCTCTGCGCGTTCTGTTGCAGATTTCCACATTGACCAACCAAAGTTAAAACGTTCTGCTGACTGCATAACAATTAAGTTATTTGCAAATTCATGCTTAGGCATATAAGCATCCATAGATGCAATATATTCAATACGCTCAAATAACACATTAGTGTTTTGAGTTGCCTCAAAAGCCTCTCTCTCAATATCTTTAGTCATTTACGCCACCTTCTTCTGAATGAATCGCTTGTGTCGCTTTGAAAGGGTTCCACGATTGATTCCAATTAAATTTGAAGCTTTACAAATGTTGCCGTGACATTTTTCCAATGCTTTTTGAGCCACAACATTTTCTAAATGTTCTTCAAGCTGCTTTACGTTCTCTGGACCAGCCAAGATTGCATATTCAATATCTGATGCCCGTATAACTACACCATCACTTTTCGCCTGTTTGGCTTTTTGCCACATACCCCAACTGGTATTTACCGTAACTAATGCACTAAGTAATTCTTCTTGGGTTAAAGTGCCGTTAAACCCTGTAGGCTCGAATTTAGAAAATTTGGGGTTGTATTCATAAAACTTGAAATGACCACCTGAAGACAACCAAGCCGTTTTGAACTCTTCAATTTCAATATTTAAATCCATTACTTTCTCCAAGTTGCTTCTTTAAACTTTGCATTAGTTAAGAGGTCTTCCAGTTCACCAATTCCGACATTCTCAAAAATATGAGTCATCTTGCTACCGAATACGGTGAGTGTTCGCGTGAGGGTTGAATATTTAAATTTCATGGGAGATCCTCATCACTAATAGCTGCAACAGTTGCGCTTTTCTCAAGCTCTAATCGGCGTGTTTTCACATATCGCATCATTTCAGGCTGAATGATTGGATCTAAAGACGAAATGTCTATCTCAAGTGCGTCTAAGATTGTTAGGTCTGGTGCATTTTGAATGCGAACCATTAAAGAGGGTTGTTCTGCAGTTTTATTTTGCTGAAGTACTTCAAGGCGTTTGTGCATGTACTTCAATAATGGTTGACGCTGTTCAGCTGACCAAGAGTTTGTGTATTTAACAACAGCATTAACTTCCGTTGGTGTTAAAGACTCATCAACTCGTTTTTTAAGAGTGGCCAAATTTTCTTGATACTTCTCGTCGTCCTCCTCAACAAGTTTTCGATCTGAATTTTTTTGACTCGTTTCATTATCGATTTTTTGTGCGTGTGAGATTGCAGCTGCAGCAACAGCATCAAATGAGATAGGGGGCTGAGATCCATCACAAATTTCAGGCGATAGTTCAGGTGATGTCTTTTTTTCAACATCATTTGAGGCGGGGCTTTGGGCTGAAACAGGACCAATAATGTCATCTAAAGAATTATCGTCGTTAGCAGCTATATTGGATTGCTGTTTAACTTCGATAACATCATTCTGTTTTTTGGATGTGCGTCTTTTTTTAGGTTGTTCTGCAATTTCTAAACTTACCTCATAAACAGATCCTCCGACAGCTGAACACAATGCCTCATATTGTAGTTTCGCATTATCAAAATCACGTTGAGCAAATCCACTGCGAATACCAGTAACCAATTCATCAATATTTTCGCTGTATTTATATTGGAGAATTACAGCATGAGGTTGAATTAAAAATACGTCTTGTCCTTGCTCAACCTCATCAATTGATAAAGGCTTAGTAAACTGAATACCAGCCAACTCAATGGTTTCAATTTGAATGCAATATTCATAATTAGGCAAAGCAAAAACTGTCGCTGGCATCTGATCCAAGGTACTGAAATCTTTATCAGCATGAAGAGTGCCATCACCAGCATAACGACATAGAACAGTTTTACCTTTTTGTAGAGCAGTGAAAGCTTCTTGAGCATTTAAAATATTCGTCATCTTCTTATCCTTTTAATGCTTTGCGTAGATATGGATCTAAGTCATCTTGTTTGAGTAACCAAACAACGTAATCTGACGGTATGTCTTTAATAGCTGTACCTTTGTATTTTCCAAAGGTCAGGTGCTTAGGGATACGGGCTTGTTCCGAAAACAAGAAAAGAGACTGCATGTCTTTCACGCCAAGCACTTTGCAAATATTCTTTAGTAGAACTGCAGTAAGCAAAACATCCTGTTTGGCGTTATGAGCATTTCGAATACTTTGGCGTGCCTTTTCAGATCCATTTGTGAACTTGTAGATCAATGCTGATAGGTTATGAGCATCATCTGGCCATACCATGCGAGATAGAGCTAGGGTGCAAATTGCTTTTGCATTTATAGATTTATCAGCAAGTTTGATAGCTTGAATGTCGTAATCAACATTGTGGCCAATGATGTATTCAACACCCTCAGGTAAACGGAAAGTTTCATAACTAGGCTTTCCAGCAATGTCGGATTCAAGTATGTGATGTACAGCCATAGCGCCGTAACTAATTGGTTCGGGGCAAGAAAAATACTCATCAAAAGCATATTCTTTCTCAACAAAAAGGGTTCCCTCTTCAAATGAGACAGGAACATGGGCTATCTCGATTGGATAGCCGTTCATGTCATGAGTTTCGGTGTCTAAAATTATTGCGCTCATGCTGTAGCCATCTCCGATTTAGCTAGGGTTTCAATTTCATTTTGAACTGCTTGTAAATTGGCGGCTTCAATTTGAGTAAGTGCATCAATTCCTAAATATTCACAGACATCTTTAACATCCAAACCACATGTATCTATGAGGACTTGAAGTTGATCACGTTGGGCTTCACTAATCAGGTCAACTGGGCGTGAATTAGGATCGATGTATTTGTTCTTTTCCGTATCAAATACAAAATGCAACTGTTTTGCTCTATTGATGAAGTGCTTACGCATTTCTTTGTAATGCGGGTGATTTTTATCAAGTTGCTCAATTAAAGTATTGAGTTCTGATACATAATTGATTTGGTCACATTCAGAAAAGAATTGATCGCGTTCTTCAATTGCTTTCATAGTTTGCAATTGAGCAGGTGTCATCGTATTAAGATGGTCTTTTGCTTTTTGAATCAATTCGCCAAAAAATGTAGGTGCATGCTGTAGATCCGGAAGTACTATATTGCCGTCTGTATCCACACCAAGATTTCCTGAGTTTTTTGCATGATGTGAATTTGATGCTTTGAATTTTAGAACACGTACAATTTGACCATCAGGAGCTTTTTCATATGTTAAATAAGCCATGATGTCTGAAATACGATATAAAACATCACGATTTTTACCACTCATTGATGGTCTATGAATTAAAAGATCATCGTTACGCTGTTCTTCGGCATGACCAATAAAAATAATATCTTTACCATAACTGCGAATACGGTTAATTAATCCAATAAAATCATTACCTGCATAACCTTGGGCTTTGAGTGTTAAATTGCCATCACGTTGGGTATTACCCTTAATGCTTTGATAATGAATTTTTACGCAGTCAAGCATTGTACCAACAGTATCAAATGCAACTGTTTTAAAGGACTTAAGATCCTCTTCGGTTACGTTTGAGACGTCTGTCCATTTTTGAACCTGTACCGCAGTACCGCGACGTAAAGCACCGACACGGTGAACACCTTTGTCGAAATCGAACAAAATAGTATCTTCGGCAGTGAATGCTAAAGACGATTTACCAATGTCAGGGTCTGCATAGTAATACGCCACGATAGTTTCAACATGGATAGGCTCATTTGCATGAACAACATTTGAAAGTGCCATAATCACAACCCCTTATTAGATTTAGTGTTGTTGTATGCAATACGTTGGTTTGCACTGTACGGAGTACGCTGGAAGCATTCCTTTGAGAACATTTCCGCACGTTCTTTTTTGCGTCTGAAATTAACTTCTTGTTGTAAGTTACGAAGTATCCAAGGCTTAGACTTTAGTAAATCAGGATCTACTGTTGTGCCGCCGTTTTCATCTTCAATGCGAATATCAGTAAACTTCCAGTTTGTTGAAAAGGTTTGAGGTCCTAAGCGAACGTGATAACGACCTTGGTCATCGCGGGTAATAAACTCGCGGAATGGGGTAGTGAAGCGTTTCTTTTCCATTAGATCGCCTCCGCTAATTTGTTCTTTTCAATGTATGCCGCAAGTTGTGCATTGATGTTGCGGTGATCGTCGTAGATCGTGAAGTCTTTATAGTTGTTGCCATTGGCATCAGTTATTTGACCGATCTCAAGATTAATGATGTCTACAGCAGTGAACTCTGAACCAGGTACGCCGTAGCTATCAGGATGTTTATCGAAAACAAACTTTACTGGTACACGGAAACCATCAAGATTAATAACAGCTTCGCCTGTAATGTCAGAAGTAAGTTTTAGTGCCATAACGCCGTAGTAGCTTGGCTGAACGACTGCAGGGGCTTTTGCAGTACGGTATTCACAAGAAGAAACAGCTGAAGCCATTCCGACGATAAAAAGACTTGCAGTTACCCATGTACCCAATACAACTTTTCCAAATTGAAAAGCTGAATTGCTTTGAATTGTGTTTTGTTCCATAATCAACCTCATGTGTA